ACATGATACCACCTTCGTAGTTGGCACCATCTGTGTTATCAACAACGATAAACTGATTACCAAATAGGTTTTGGAATTTACCAATGTTGTTTTGAACCGATCTCCACATTGGTTCGACTTTTGTCTTACCCAAAGTTCTGTCGCGTTTCTTATCTCTGGCAACAGCAGTGTCCAAGTCAGTGTTTACGAGAATCATTGCAGTCTCATATCCCAACTTTTCTAACTCTATTTTTTGTTGTCTGATTTTCTCAAAATCTTTTCCAGTACCATCGATAACCAAACCGAGTCTACCATTTAAGTAACCCTCTTGTTTCTTCTTGGTTATTAACGTGGCACGATCACGCAAAGACTGACCTTTCGTGGAGAAAATATCGCCTGGTGTTTTTGTAAGACCTGCCTTCTTCAGTGCAGCCTCAAATGCGGTATCAGAGTTTACTAATTTTAGACCAAACGAGGTCAGTGCGGATTTACCGACAACGAAAGATTTTCCGCTGCCTGGCCCACCTGCTAAAAATACCGCTTTGAAGATGGCGGGATCGTTTACGCCCTCCTCAAGTGGTACAAAGTCTTTGAATGATTTTTCCATAAGACTATTTATAATATTTTAATCAAATGGGAGATGGCGTCTATGATTTTAGCCGCCTTAATTTTCATGTCCTCTTCTTTAATGTCATCACGAATAGTTTCGATATCAGTAAAATCCTGCACCAGTTCTTCATACTCTGCCTGAGATATCATTCCAGTATCTAGGAGTTCGTTCAATTCACGGACTTTCTGGGAATATTTTTTTATGAGTTGTTCTTCTGTCATTTCATTCTACTCCCAGATATGACTAATGCTTCTTCTACAATAGAGGAAATGTTTCCCCACTTGATTCTACAGTAACCAAGCGATGGTTCCTGTCTAATTTTCAGTTCGTTCACTAGATCATGGATTTGAGTATAGATCGCCGCATTGTTGTCATTCATCGTGTGTTCTGAATATTTTTGCAAGAAGGCACTCTTTGCCCATGCAAACTCCATCACATCTCGGTCACAGTCTTTTGTGTTTTCTGATACGATTGCGAGTTCTACCAATGTACCATATTCTGTACTGTCAAACTTGTCGGGGAGAAATCCTGTGAGTTGAGAACATCCTACCATAGACAAAAATACAACACCAATTAAAAAGGCTCTCATACTTCTTCCATCCTCACCATCAATCTTTCTGCCCTATTCGTAACCTGACGATGCCAGAGTGAATCTCTTCCCTCTACTGCGGCAGTTTTCCAATCTCCTTCAGCAATAGCAGCATTAAAGTTTTTGAATTTGGACAATCTGGTTCTACCCATATTGAACATCATGTTGACCAATATCTGTTGAACCTCGTCGGGAAAATCTCCAAATCCATCTCCATACAAAGCAGTACATTCGCTGATAGAGGTGTCGAGATCGCGTGAGAATAACTCTTCACATCTCTCAACAGAAATCATAGTACCGACTTCCTTTCCGTACTCGTAATCTTCTTCTAAAATGAGGTGGCCGACACCCACGGTAGGATATCCAAGATGGTCGAGGTAGATTTCGTATTCTACTCCCTCGTCAATCTTTAGTTGTTCAAATACTGCTTCTCTGTTCATTTAAAAATGCTCCAAATGATAATCTAGTTTGACCCTCTTTGAGACCCATTCCCTTTCTTGTAGCATGGAATAGTTTTTTTGCCTCGCCATGTGAGGTGTTTTTATGTAAACCAGACTTAAAGGATTTATAATCGTTATTGGATGCGTGTGATCGCATCTTTGTTCCACTGATACCGGCGACACCCGTTGCGTCTGGATCACGGGCCCCAGCAGAGACTACTTTGAGACTCTTGAATTTGTAATATCCATGACTACCTTTCTTGCCGTTGTACTTGTTTATCAGTTTGTGAAATTCATGTACACGGTCAGAACCGGCAACCATAGTAACGTGAGTGTGTCCCTCTTTGTGCATCTTTGCAAGGTGTGCAAAAACATGTGGTTGCGAGTTAGAGGATGCCTCAAACTTCCCATGCGGATGAACGTGCTTTAGATAACGAGTCTTCTGTGCAGATGTCAGAGGGTTCTTGTGTTTATCTTGAGAGTGGCTCACGATAACTCTGTGGTCAGCCCCAATAGACTTTGCATGGGAGTGAACCTTATCCACTAGTTTACTGTGACCGGCAGTGGGTGGATTCATCCTACCGAAAGCAAAGACCATATGTTTTTCTTTTTCTTCTCTTAGTCTCATCTGTCCCAACTTTTTATCGCAGTGAAGTTGTTGTAACTAAATTCCATGCGGTCTACCAACTTCACCGCGTTGCCACCAACCCTGTCAATCGCAACATATCCTTCCGGTGCAGTTACTTTGAATCCCTGTTTGGTGCGAACAAAGGTATTCATCAGCTGTTTGATGCCGTTTAGTTTTGTGACGATCTGCATTTTTGCTTCGACAAGTTCGTTTTGAAAACCAACCACGTTAATAAGCAGATTGTCATACTTTTTGAGTTCTCTTATAGTCTCTTTCTTTTTCTTTTCGAGTTTATCTTTGGACGCCGGCGTTTTTAATTTGTTGATTGCGGCATCGAATTTTTCTTCTACCCACTTTTCATATCCAGACACATGTTGTCGGACATTGGTAACCTTTTTCCCGACCCGAACCTTTGAGTTGTTGTAGGTCTTGAGTGTAGCACCAGCGGTGTGACTAGAACCCTCCATTGCAGATTGCAAGCGGAGAAAAGTCTTTAGTTGTCCCGCGTCAATGTTTTGAAATAGTCTACCTGCCGCAGCAAGTTTCGCAGTTATAGATGCGGTCTCTGATTTAGTAAATGTAGCAGTACCACTTTCGTCTCTATAAGAGGCATCATCCATCCACACACTTCTGCTTTTTTTCAATCCAGATATGTTGGCACCGAATGACGCTCTCATATTTTGTAGACTGTTACCAGAATATGTGGTATGCCACACAACGCCGATCTTCGCGGCACGAATCTGTCGATCCAACTCAGACCCACTTGGAATTGCGTAGACGATTGTGTTAGGTTGAAAAGTGGTGTATCGCTGGCCATCAATCGTATCTGTTTCTAGACTGCTACCAGTAAACATCAGATCACCCTGTAAGACACCCTTTATACCCAATTTACTGAATTCATCAAGCGCAGTAATAAAGGTGGGTTTGAGTGCCTGTGGAAGTTTGGGGTCAGACTGAATTTCTTGTCGTGTCTTGTATAGTAACGGTGTTTTATTGAATACCGATTTCTTTGCGACAAAGAACTTTCCATCAGAAGGATCGACGCCGGCGAATATCGCAGGCGCACCATCCCATTTCACAGTCATGTGAACAGATGAACGAGAACTACCAGAAAGCATATCACGCAACGACTGTAAAAAGTTAATTGCGCCTCTAGCCCCACCTATTCCGAAATTAATGATTTCGTCTTCTAGGTGTTCTAGATGAAGATTCTTGCCTTGGGCATCTTCTTTTAAATATGATGAAAAACTATACATACCATTATTTATAAAAAACCTCTCAGGCGTTTTTGGCCGCGGACTTTTTTTCGGGGGCCGAACGCTTTGAAACCTCTTTAGGTTTTTTCAGCGACTTGAGTTCGGCACGCAGTTCCCTTACCAGTGTCTTGGCCTTCTCTTTCTCCCTCAATTCATATGCAACTGCAACCTTCTTTTCTTCCAACGTCTTGAGTGTAACTTCAAGATTTGCATTTGCATGGATCAACTTCTGAGTAAGGGTTGCCCTAATATTCTCTGACCGATCAAAGTTTCTTTCTGCAACCTTCATGCGGGCATAGACTTTCCACTTTTCAGCGTAGTCAATAGCCAATGCCTCGGACAAGGCCTTGACCTCTTCTTCTTCAATATTTGTTTCAAATAATTCCTGACCTTTGAGAAATTCCTTCTGAGCTTTATCTTCTAGAAGTTTGAGTTCTTTTGGGTCAAACAGGGACGCATAGTGTCCTGCAAAACTGTCTTCTTTTGCCATAATTTACTCCATGATATGTCGGCACAATAAAAAAGGGGGTGTTACCCCCCTTATTTATCACACTTTTAGATGTAATTACTGACAGACCATCGCACCATTTGCATCAGGACTACAAGTGATTGGAGTAGCCAACTCACCAATAGCGGAATCGATACTACTCTGCATATCAGTAATGATATCAGCGTAGTTATTTCCTTGACTGTCAACCAAAGCCATTCCCGTTACACCAAGAGTGGTAAGGTTTGTCATACCAGTATTGGAAACATCTGCAATGCCCTCCATACCGGCAACACCCAACGTTTGCATACCTGTCATGCCAAAATTGGCGATTGTTGAGGCGGTGGTCAGACCATCCTGACCCAACTGGGTGATATTGTTCATACCAACCGTAGCGACATTTTCCGTAGCATCAAGACCGGCAACACCCAACGAAACAGTTTGGCCACCCGCAGTATTCAATGCAGTGAATCCTGCAATTGCAATCTCAGCAGTAGCGGCACCACCAGCAGCTGCACTAGTAGACCAACCAGTACTCAGATCACCGACCAAATCACCGACCATACCCTGTTGACCAAGTTGAATGGCTTCATTACTAGCCATACTTGCCATCTGGACTTTGGAGGCGTTGTCAGACGCATTTTTGGAAACACCGGCCTGAATCAAACCAAGACCGAGAGTACCAACAGTAGGTGTGAGAACTTGCGCCCATTTCAGAGCGGTAGACTCAACGTACTGCGGGGTCACAGTTTTGTCTTGAGAAAGTGCGATAGCCATAACAGCTGCGGATGCAGCCTGACCATCACCACTTGCGGCGACTTGTGCAAGAGCACGATACTTCGCTTCGGATGCAAGAGCCTGAGCTTCTGCGGTCTTGCGAATTGCTTCGTAGTAATCACTTCCTGAGGCAGAAGCACACCCCACGTTAAACGCAACCATTAGACTAAGCGTTGCGACTGTAATGAACCTATTCATATTTAATTCCTCTAATAATAACACAGGGTTCAAAAATTATTTATACACAGAAATATCATTTTGGTTGGTATTTCTGTGTAATATTTCGTACTGCAACCGACTTGGCGTCCTTTCTACCATAATCATTTGCAAGAGCCGATGTCGGATTAGACTCTGCGATTTTTGAGAGGACTTCCTTGAATCCTCCATCTGGTTTGGTGCGGTCACCGCGCCCAGCAACTAAGCCTGGGGCACCGGCAACCATCCGTTCAATATGAGGATTTTCTTTTAGGTATTCATCCGCAGCGGATATACCCATAAAGTCTTCCCACATATCTCCAGTATTCTTATTATGAAACTTGTATGTTGGCATTACTATCCTTTCATGTTGGCCTGCCCACAGGGACTTGAACCCCGAACCCTCAGCTTAGAAGGCTGATGCTCTATCCGATTGAGCTATGGGCAGTAAATTCATTGGTAAAACTTGGTTTCTACCTTTGGCATACCAAGACACTTTCTTGCTTCATCCCTAACTTCGGCGGACACTGCTAGACCAAACCCTTCTGGGTCCAACAGTCTTGATACAAAACTGTACGTTTCGTATATGTTTTGTGCCACTTCCACCTGTTCTGGGGGAAGGGTCTTAATAAACTCTGCAATTTTTTGCAAATGTTCTCTAGATGGCGACATAGTTTCTCCTATCAGTACTTATAGTACCAAATACGATAGAAAATGTCAAGGGTAAATCTCGACAAATTTTCTATAACTCCGCGTGAACTGGCGGGAGAATTTTGAAAATATAATTTCTTCTTTGGTGCCAGTCTTAATGTATCCCACACACTTTGAGTCTTCAAATATATATGTGTGGTTCTTGACGGAATAATCACACTTATCCCACTTGGTAATTTCTTTGAAGTATCTACGCGACATCATTCACCTGTAGTCCATATGGGCTCTGGAATCCATTCTTCAACATGCATATCAAAGTCTCTATACATCCAAACCTGATTGGATTTGAGATGCAAGTCTTCGTCTTCTTCAAGGATTTCAAAGAGAACATTTGAGTCAGACACAAAGATGTTTTCGCCTTCTCGTAGAGTATAAGTGCTTCCATCTGGATAATAAATCACAATTGGATCGGGTTCAGGCACCGGAATCTTTGGCGACAGGGCAAATACCACTGTGGGCATCATCATAAATGCACAAATAAAATACTTCATTAAAATGCCCTCGCATTTTTCTCTACCATTCGTGGTTCGCAATACGCACGAATATTTACACCATTGGACTTCCAACTCTTTGAAGTACCATCTGGGCCGGAACCAGCATAACCCGTCTCGGTCTCAAAAGCCATTTGGTTACAGTCAGAGGCATTGACAAAGTACATGCCATCGGTGTTGTTGGGTAAATTGTTGACCAGAACGATCAACGCGAATACTAATTTCATGATGTCAAAACCTTGTGTGCCTCAATAGCACGATTGGGGAACATGTTTGGGTTGGCGGCGATGGCATTCATCACCCAATCCCAAGTCTTGCCAAGGAACTCAGCCTCGGCATTGATAATACGTCCTGCTTTACTTAGTGTCACGAATCATTTCCTCAAGTCTAGCGTAAATAACATCATTGTTGCAACTGTCGCAACATTCACCCTCTTCTGCCAACGGGTATGGATTGTTGCCATACTCATTGAACTTCTCACCACACAACACACACTCAGATTCTTGAGCCATTACGCAACCTCCGCAACATCAGCACCAACGTAGGAAGACATCAACTGAGTGAAACCAGAATTGTCTACCATGAGAACTTCGCCATACTCACCAACGAGAATGTCACCAACTGACATCGAATGTTGGGGTCCGTATCGAACAACAAGCCACTCAAGATCGGTGCGACCATGTGGATTGTTGTGAACAAGGAATGCCTTTTCGGGGTCATTCACATCGATGTCAGCAACATGTTTGAAGTACTGATCGTACTCGGTCACATAGGCATCGGAACCACCAGTGGACAATGCCATGTGAGCCTCGACGCGGGGAAACTGTGACATCGCCTCGGTCCAACCCAACCGATTGACGGCGTTGAACTCTTCGCGGGGGATGTCTAACTGAAACAATCGAAACATAACCAAAAAACCTCTCTCAACTCAATTTACACACCTATTATGACAGCTATCGGGGCAGATGTCAAGTCTAGTGGGGTCTGTAAGTTGTTGATTTATAAGGAGAATAAAAAAAATTTGATTTTTTTGTAAGTCATTGATTTTAAACGAAAAAGAAATCCTTAGAATTCAATGGCTTAAAAAGTTTTTCCGTTTTGAACCTGTCATAGACCTCTGAACAGTCTAAATCTACCCAGATTTGCACCATTGAGCGGACATATTCATTGTTGTAAACCTCATGTCGGGCGTCAGTAGAGAAGGCATAGCAGGAATGAAACTCACAATCCGTGTCGGGTTCCGGTATTCCAACCTTACAGGGAGCCCACTTGTCTGGGTCGTATGGTGTTATTGGAAAAACAATTCCAGTTCTTCTACCATACGCAGGATTGTCAACGTGAGATGGCACTTGCCCGTGTGGGGGAATGTGAAACATAGTGGCGGGAAATGCTGCGAGTGGGATATCGGGGTGTACGATGTCCACTACCCGCTGTATTAGATTTCTGTGGTGTTGTGGTGGATTTAGATTGGAGTAATGGTCATGGGGAGTCATAAACAAGATATCAAGATCATGGGGAATGGACTCTTTGTGAGGCACTTGATGTCTGTGAAGTGAACTCTGACTATTAAAAAGTACTTGTTCAAACTCATTGCGGAAACCCTCTGTCATTTCCAGAGGGATTTTAAAATAGATCATATCATATCATTTCTTACTAAAAGCCTGTGCGCCAAAGAAAGCGGCAACGATACCAGCAACAGCAACAAAATAAGTAGGCGCCATGTCTCCAAGAGTATCTTGTGCTTGATCCAAACCGGCGAGAGAAGCAATGACCACTGCAAAAGGGTAAAGTAACATTCCAAATAATGCGAACCATGCCATCTTCCTTTGGGCATCACGCATGGCATCGTTGTCTTCAAGTTCCTTTCTCTTGAATTCCATGTACATTGCTTTTTCTTCATCATCTACTTTACCATCACCATTTGAATCAGCAGGATGATATTCTCTATTCTTCGCTTCGTCCGTCATCTGTAACCTCTTTTTCAGTTTCAGTTTCATCATCTGAAGTCACAGTACGATAATATATAATCACTTCTCTAGTTTCTTTTACAAACCTTTTGATTTCTTGAAGGTTGTAAGCCATTAGTTCGTAATCACCCGGCGTCATTGCAAAGAACACTCCGCCAGTTTCTTTTTGAATTCTCTTCATGAATTCTTCTATATTCTTTTCCGACACTACATACCAAGCGGGGTCTTTCATGTCGATAGGTCTCGGCATTACGGGGTGCTGGATGGGTATCTTCATCTCGACAGTTCTGATTTCAACTTCCCTTGGCGCTGGTTTCATCAGCGCACATCCACTAAGGATCAGGATTGAAGTCGTAATTACTGTCGTTTTCCAAACTGTCGAAAACTTCTTTGGTAGCATTATTAACTCTCGGTTCTATTAAGCCGGGTTTTGCAGCGGCCAATTTAGACAAATCATGTCTACGAAAAATATCTAAGTACCTATCTCTCTCCGCAACAATCTCCGCATTTCTAGATGTCAAATCCATAAGAGCTTGTGCTTGCAACTGGTACTGACTATTCATTTTATCTATGGTATCATCTTGGGTTTGAGTCTTGATTTCCAAAGCTAGATTGTACTCTCTCAACTCAATCAGTTCAGCTTGAGTCTGCGTGTAGTATAGATAACCTACCGCGCCTCCAGCCAGAATAAAACCAAATAGTATTTTACTAATCATACTTTTATTTATATCTTTATAGAACCCAAGTTTGCTCTAGAACCAAACTCTGATTTGTCAAAAACTGGACCATCGTCAATAGTTTGCCCAGAGTCGTGAATGTCGTGTTGTGCTTCTTCATCCAAATCATACAGTCTCATCTTCGCACGATCAACACCGATCATAAATCGTTTGTTCTTCGTGGGGTCACTGTATCGATTCTTCAATTGTTTCACCATGATGTGACCCTGTTGTTCTAATTCCTCTGTAGAGATTAGAGCAAACATCAAGTCGGCGGTGGCAGGGAGACCGAAAGACTCTGAAGTATCTGTCAGGTCAACATCACTGTTGTTGTATCCACCTCTGGTTGTCTGTGTTGCGGTGACAATCGGCACATCAAACTCAACAGCAAGGCCACGCATTTCTTCTGCGATACTCTTGACAATGGTGTAAGAGTTTGCACCGACATTGCCACGGAGTCTTTGACTCACACAGATATTTAGGTAATCAACATAGATGATGTCTGGTTTGAAATCCTGTTTGACTTTTAGTTCTTCAAGTAGTGTACGGAAATGTCCAACGTGAGCAGAGGCAGTCGGATACTCTTTGATAATCAAACGCCCATCAATTTTGTTCTTAATCTTCTCTACCCGATCATCAAACATTTTTTTGGAAAGTTCGCGCAAGTCTGTGATAGGCACATTCATCATGTTCGCATCAATACGTTCTGCGATACGTTCCTCCGCCATCTCTAGAGTAATATACAAAACGTTCTTGCCCTGAGAGATACAGGATGCGGCACAGTGACACATGAAGAGAGACTTACCGACACCCGTTCCTGCAAGTGCAACATTCAAAGTCTTGTTACTCAGACCACCCTCAGTAATTCTGTTGAAGTAGTCCAAATCGAATGGAAGTTTTTCTTCTTCTCTGTGATAATATTCATATCTGGTTTCTGCATCGGCAACATAATCGTGACCAACATGATTATCAAACCCAACACTTAGAGCATCAGATAATATACTAGGGAGGGAATCGACGGTATGAATTTTATCATCCCCATCGATAATCTGAATTGACTGCATGATGGCATTGTAAACTGCCTTGTCCTTACAAAACTTCTCGGTCTGATCTACAAGCCAATCCTCATCGGGTTCAGCACTGTTCAAACTATTTACAAGTTCTTCTGATCTAACATACAAATCTTCTGTGATAGAACGATTGTTCTGCAAAGAAATAAGAATTGCACTCTTGGACGGTGGAGAGTTATACTTAACAAAGTGTTCGCCTACCGCCTGAAAGACAGTTCGGTAGTCAGCATCAAGAAAGTAATCTTCTTTCAGAAATGCAATGACTTTTCTAGCATACTCCTCATCAAGTATCAGATTCGATAATATTTGTTTCTCTAATCTCATCAATAAATTCTCTCTTTACAATTTCTACGCATGGTTCACAAAGATAAACCTTATCTTCATCACCATTATTAAAACACATAGCAGCGTCTTTGTCAAGGTCGATCTCGTTACCACATCGATCACACTTCGCTGTAGGCATCTTCAATATCCTCTTCAGTCACCTCAGCAGACATGATTGCATCAGAAGAAATGAGGTATCGATTAGAAATCCATTCGACAAACGTTTCGTCTTTGAGAATAGGCAACCAGAATTCTTTCTGGTAGGTATCTTTTGTACGATACTTTTTGCTGTCTTCTCCAGCCGACGCAACTTGATACCAACCGTTACTGGGTTTTACAACGTGACCAGATTCCATTGCCATATCTAAGAGACCGGACCATTTGCTGATACCACCCTCAAACGTGACTTCGATTGGAATCTTAGATTTCTCACGGACATAACGAGACTTCTCAATATTGATGATGAAGTTGTATCCCACCAAGTCTGTGCCGGTCTTTTCTTGTTGTCGGCCGATGATGTAGATATTATCAGCAGAGTAGTAGATGCCTGTGCCACCAGAAACAACGTCTTTGGGAAACAAACCAATCTCTTTGTAGGTGTGATTCACCACCACAGCAGGAATGTCTTTGATTGTCAGGTGCGGTGTAATCATGCGGAAGAGAGACTTCATTTGTTTGGCGCGTGTCATATCTGCGACAGACTTACCGTCAAGTGCATCATCAACTTCTTTCTTGGATGCCAAGTTACCAACCGAGTCTACAATAATCATCACGCGGTCACCGCGTACAATGTCATTCAACTGAGACATAGAGTCATGTTTCAACTGTTCGATATCGGTGATAGGAGTGTGGATCACTCGGTCAGTGTCAATCCCAAAACTGTCAAAGTATCCTTGCGGGGCACCAAACTCCGAATCATAAAATAAGATTACTGCATCATCATACTTGTCAAGATAAGACTTGGCAAGGAGCATGGCAAATGCCGTCTTAAAATGTTTTGAGGGCCCGGCGAACACTGTCAGTCCAGGCGTCAGTCCACCATCAAGTTTACCAGACAATGCCACATTCAATGCGGGCACAGATGTCTGAATCAAATCTTTTGTATTGAAAAACTTTGAGTCTGTCAGTACAGAAGACTCTTTGATGGTTGAATTCTTTTTTAACTTATCAATTAAACTCATTATAACTCCTTTGTAGGATTTCTGTCAAATCCCTCGTTTCACTTTTAACTCTAGCAAATGGAATATAACCCATTGCTAATTTTTTGTCATCTAAATTGTATGATAATTTATACTTATCGATAAACTGTTTTGCCATTACCAGAAATTTATCCTCGACTATCATGTCGTTCCCCAACCAACAAAAGAAATTTGGTCTAACGAGTTCTTGTGGTCTTATAGTTCCAGTAGGATCGTCTGCCATAACCGCTTCAGCAAAATGTCTAGCTATGTGTGGATACATTGTGTATAGGTATCCATACTTTCTATCTACAGTAAAATAATCATAGTCAGATTCAATCAATTCCATTGGAGAATTGCCGTTTCTAAATCCCCATCTGGGAGGATAGTTTTGTTGTTCTCTTTCGTAATAGTGTATGAGATCATTCAGCTTTTCATATTGAATATCTGAACTTCTACGGTCAACTGTTAGTTCATGCACTTCATTCAAGGTTGTAAATTCTATGTCAAGATTTCTACAAACTTCTACTATTTCTTCTATTAGTTCTTCAGTTTCTTTACGTCCCTCAAAATACTCTTCGGATTCAAATAAGTATTTTTTCAAATGATCGTGATATCTTTCTGAAAAAGAATTATTAATTGTCTCCCACTCTATTCCGTGAAACTCTAATATCACGAAAACAATCCTTCCAGCGTAGCCACTGGTTTTGTATTCCAGTTCAAACTTTCAACAATTGTATTTAGTGGGTCGAGAAATGCTTTCTGGAATTGAGTATCATAGTCAATGTATCGATGCAGATCAAACTCCTTTGGCATGAGTCCGTTCATGGCAACACAGTTCTCCCTGATATGATTTGGTTCTTTCAGATACACATACTTGATCTTATCACCATCTTGAATCAACTGATACTTGTTCTCGATTTTTTGTGTCTTGCACAGGTGGTTGTAAACCAATGCGCCACGGACATGCATGGGAGTACCCTTGGTGTATACGGTTTCGCGGGACATGTACTTGCCGAGATTGTTACATCCACGCGGAAAGGCAATCAGTTCTGGGTCCATACTTCTAAACCTCTGCCATGTCTCTTCGACATAAGTCTGCAACTCCTTTTCATCGGCAACCAGACACAACGCAACTGCCTCCTTCAACCAACTACGAACAGGAGCTGGAGTAGAGGATCGAACAATCTCTAGACCCATCACTTTCAGTTTTGCTTCTTTGTATCGGACACCTTCGTTATCCCACACATTCATTGCATATCTTTTCTTCGCAACCCAGATGCCAGTGTCGGCAATTGCCTCGCGTTTGAAATCGATCTTCTTGTCGAACACGTTCATGTAGTCACCAAGTTCAGACATACGTCCATTGATTGATGGTACTAGTTTATCCTCGACAAACTTATCAAGTACATTGATTATCTCTTCGCGGGATTTACCACTGAGATGTTTCTCCACCATCTTGTCCAGCGTGAGATAACAAGAGTCGGTGTCGGTGTAAAAAGAATATACCTCACCCTCTGTGTCGAGAAACTTGTTCATGAATTCATCGATGACCTTGGCGGTGTCACGGATAATCAACTGTCCGGTCAGGGTGATAGACTCCGCGATGCGTTCATCAAAGTATCGGAACCACTTGTTACCAATTGCACCAAAGAGAGAGTTTAACTGAATCTTTCGTGCCATCTGGAAGTTGTGATACTTGGCAATGTCATTCTTGAGTGCGGGATTCTTTGTATCCTCATACTCTTGTTCTGCCTGTTTCATCAGTTTCTTGTACCGTTGACGATCATCAAAAAACTTCTGGGTGATCTCTGCCATGAAACCCTGTCTATCTTTGTGGTACAGGTAACCATTGGCAGCCATAGATAGATCACTATCATCCAACTTGAGTTTGTGTTTGCGATCAAGAATACTATCGACAGTGCAATCAATTGGTTTGTGATTCGTTGCCAACATCTCTGGTGAGAGATTGTGTTGCATAATGATCGATGGGTACAGTGAGGTGGCATCAACCGATACGATCCACTTGTACTTTCCCGTCTTTGGTTCTTGTACATAACCGCCTGGGAATCCATCAGAGAATTGTTCTTTCTTCTGTGGAATCATGATACCTTTATCCAACAGGTGATTGTACAACAGGCAATCCCATGTACGCACTGAAGAAAAGATATCATTGTAATTACACTTGCAGTCATATGCCATCGTGATAATCAACTCAAGGAACTTCATCTTGTCATCAAGTTCGTCAACGAGTTTGGTATCGATGATGTTGTAGTCGATGAATCTATTCCAATCACCCTCGTAAAACTCTCGGAAAGTTTCAAACCCCATTTCAAGTTTGTTCTTTCCTAGTTCTACCTCGGCAATATAATCAAGTCGATAAGATTCTTGGAATGTGTAGGTAAACTTTTTGTACAGGTCCATGTAGTCAAGTTGAATCACACCCTTCATATCAATCTTCATGATCTCTCGGTTGTGTCCTCGCACCATGCGTTTGCGAGTCATGCCATACGGACTGAGATTGTTTTTAGCATCGTTGCCAAACACTCGGTCAATCCTGTTGACCAAGTAGGGCATATCAAACTGTTCCATGTTCCAACCAGTAACAATGTCTGGATAGTCACTAGCCCACCACTGCATGAATTGTTCCAGCAGATCATATTCATCACTGCAATAGTGATAGGTCACGGGCAGTCCTTCGACTTCCTCTGAAACGCACTTCCACTCACCCGCACCCCAAGTGTGGATTTCTTTTGTGGCATTGTCAATGACAGAGATAAGAAGAACTTCTTCGATGGGGTTCTCGACATCTGGGAACCCATGTTCGGCGGTAGTCTCAATATCGATAGACAAGATTTTCATTTGACTCATATCAAATGTCAGCTCGTCG